CACCCTTGATGGGGGCGACTTGTCCAAATCCGGCCTTACGCGCCCACGCATAAACCGCCGGTGCCTCGTAACCGGTGTCGATGGCCATCTTGGCAATACGCAAATGCGCCCCACCTTCGTGGGCCCAAGTTTGATCCAACAGGCCAGCCAGCTCCAACCAGGCTTCCGGTCTTTGCGGTCCACCATCAATAACGATGTGATCAACGAGCCAGCTTTCCAGTCCACGGCCCCAGGCCCAGACATCAACCTCCAACCGATCCTTTTGAACGTCGACGCCAGCCGTCAGAAACAAGCCTTTCGAAGAAACAATGCCAGCGAGACCAGATTCTCTCTGATCATAAAGCCGCTGCCAATCGGGCGCTTCGCCGGTTTCGACCCAGGTCTCGCCGAGGTCGGTGTTCTTCACAGATTTAACCGCTGCATCATTTCCCTGCGCCATCTCCCAGGCGGTTGCGATCTCAGCCCAGCTTCGCCAACCGATGGGGCTATAAAGGCTGGAGATGTGAAACCCTGCAGTTTTTTCATTCCCTTTTTCAGACTTGGCCGTTGAGCGCCATTCGCCTTGCTCCAACATCCGCGTCTTATGATGCTCATGAATAGACCCATCACAATCTTCGCAGAGATAATGGGCCGTTCCAGGTTGCCCTTTTTCCCAACGCAACCGCTCAAACTCCAGCCATTGGAAATGGCCGCAATGGGGGCAAGGCACGAAGTATCGCCGTTGGTCTGAAGCTTCGAACTCCCGCTCGATCCGCGACACGCCTTTGACCGTTGGTGTCGAAACAATAAAGACCTTCCGCCGCGCAAAAGTTCGGGTACGGGCTTCAGCCAGTGCGACGGGATCGCCTTCACCATCGATGTCTCCTGGGTATCCATCGACCTCATCGAGAAACAGATAGCGCACCGGCATGGAGCGCAGCCCCACCGCTGAGTTGGCACCCGTCATCGCCAACAAGCCGCCCTGGAACGATTTGGTCAGGACCGTGTTGCCGGAATCTCTGGCGCGCGCTGGTTTAACAAGGCTTGAGAGCACCTCACTTTCTTCAATCAGCGGATCAATGCGTTGTCGCGAGTTCCGTTTGGCCATCTCCACGGTGGGCAGCACTGCCAACATGGGGCCGGGTGCATGGTGGATGACATAGCCAATCCAATTGTTTCCGCATTCGGTCGCGCCAATCTGCGCGCCCTTCATAAACACCACCCGCTCGTACGGCGAAGAAGGGGACAGGCAGTCCATGATCTCGCGCAGATAGGGCGTGCGCGATGTTCGCCATGGCCCAGGTTCTGAAGCACCTTTGCCGGATAACCTTCGATGTTGATCCGCCCATTCCGACACCTTCAGCAATGGGTCTGGCCGCAGTCCGCGAGCAAATGCTTTGTTGTATATTTTGTCGGCGTCAGGAAGCATCCGCTAGTTCCTCGAGCGCAGCTCGGATCTCCGTGTAAAGCAGCGTGTGCACGCGGGTCGCATCGCTTTCAGCTGCCAGAACCGCTGACAATCTCTCCGGGATATTCAGCAGGCCATCGCGAACAACCCGTGCCCGGTTGAAAGCGGCAACTTTAACTTCATCGGCGTCCACATATTTGCCAGCTTCAACTCGGGCCTTAATCTCAAGGAGCTTGGCTTTCTCCACCTCGCTCTTAATCCGTGTCTTAAGCAACAAGGTCGGAAGGTCACCGCCGACCGGCGATGAGACAGGAAAGTCAATTGCCTGAGCCGTGGACTTGATAATAGGTGCGGTCTGCGGTTCAGCTCTCCTCGCTGTCCGGGCGGGTTCGCGAACGGCTGCGAGGGCAGCATCGGCTTGCGCCGGATCGACTTTGCGATCCTGCAATGTGATCACGCCCTTGGCCACCATTTGGCCCACGTATTGGCGCGAGACCCCACGCTGGCGCGCGTATTCGGCCTGACTGACAAGCATTTGTGTCATACGTTCCCATGTTCGGGCCGCCCTTGATTATTGAATTGTCGACAGGAGCGTCGACTGTCGCCTATAGTCCGCGCCCATCAAAACGAGGAAGGAACCATGAAACGAAAACCGTTACCCAAACCCCGCAGCCTTGCGGCCCGCGCATTGGAATCACCGTTGTTCCGAATGCAGAAAGTCAAAACCCTTAAAGGTAAGGGATCATACAAACGCCGCCCGAAACACCGAGGCGGCGTTTCTGTTTTTGTCAGAGCGACAATGCGGTTTCCAAATCTTCGTGCTCAAACGCACTTTCCATCCGTTGGATTTCAGCTTCTTTCGCGCCGCGACGCCGTGCGACCTCACGCCAGCCTCTTGTAACATCCGCAACATCGCGGATCAGATTATCCGCGTCCTTTGCCTTAAGCGCATATTCCTCCGCCACGGATCGAAGCAGTTCAATCGAGCAAGTTCCGTCGTCAAAATCAATATTGGTGGCCAGTATCCGAGGCTTCACATCCTGCGGGGTCGGGTTGATGTCGTAAGCCGGAGACAAGGTCCACCCACGTTGTCCGAGCCACAAAAATCCATGGTTCCGCAGGTGGTCGTCGGTGTTTGAGACGAGAATGGAAAACACCACACGTTTATAGAGCTCTGTTCGGTCAGCGATTGCGCTCGCACCATGTTGGGTCAGAGCATCTACGATTTCCAAATAACTGCCTCGATCACCATCTCTGTGCTCGGTCATCGACATGGCCGACAAGAACGGAATTCGCTGCTGGCCATCGCGGTCGAACCGGCGTGACAAGAATATCGGGCGCCCATCGTTTTCAACAATATCATGGCGAGCCGTTCGAATGCCCGCTGCATCGGCTAAATCCAATGCAATAGCCTCCCAGCGCTCCAGGGAATAATCATCCGTCTCCTTCGGAAATTTTGCGATGGACAAACAACCATGTTGATCAATGACAGATGCCTTGGGACGCGCGCCACCGAGCGATGAGCCCGGCGCAAAAATCAGTAACAGATCCTCGTCGCTTTCTTCACCGCGCAGAATGCGCTCAGATGCGCCGAGCAACTTTCCCAAAGCCACCGTCCCCGGGACACCAACTTCTTGCGGCGCCTGGAATACATCATCCCCTTGCCAGCGAAACCGCAATGCGCCCAGTCTGGTTTCGTCAGAAACACCAAGCAAAAAATCGGCTTCATGAAGGGTGCGAACCGCTCTGCCTTCACGATCTGCTGAGCGGCGTTCCCTCCTGCGCATCAAGGTGCGGCCCCAAGTATCCGGAGCCGAATCTCCAAGCGTGCCAAACATTTCTTGGTTGGCTGGTGGCCGGAACGTGCCAGGACCAACCGGTAATGAAGGATCGATCGAAAAACTATCGGCGTCTTTGATCCATTGCTGATCATATTCGAATGTAACCGACTGCCTGGCTCGACTAGCATGTCGACGCATCAGTCCAATGCGGCGGCAATTTCCTTGCCAATCCAAGAATATCTCCACGTCCGACATCATGACTGACCTTTCCGGCTGCGCGTTATGTAAGCGCGTTGCGGCAGATCTTCTTTCGCGATGTTTTGCCCAACATCATCATGCGTCGCATCAGCGACGTCAGCGAGACGCTCCAACAGGTTTAATGCCTGCAACACAGCTGCGATGATGCCGATGCTGACCGACGGGTCACCTTTTTCTATACGCGAGATCGTTGGCCTGGACGTCGCAGCGCGTTCCGCCACAATTTCCATGGGCAGTTTTCTGCGTAAACGCGCGTCACGAATGTCTTCCCCCAGCTTTTTGAGGGCGCGCCTGGCTGACGGTGGCGGACGATGTGGCGTAGGCATAACGATATCTTCCTATTACTTTATTCAAAAACAAAGTAACACGAAGATAACATTAATTCAAATATAACTTCAACTGAATAGGCCTCCGCATCAAAATCCTGATGCCTGGACGCGAATTGCATCAAACAACCGCCTGACTGCATAGGATCGGGCGATACTCACCAGGGTGAATAGGCCGCCAATAGCCAGGTTGTCAGACAGAGAGACTTCCAGCCCAAACAGTGGAAAGACAGCGATCTGTGTTACCACCGCGACGCCATAGCCGATCGCTACATTAGTTAAGGCCTCCAGCAGGGACATTCGTCTCGATTGCCTCATGCGGCCATCCTTTCATTTTTCATCTCATCAAATGTGCGTCCGTCATTATCAAGGACCGCCGATTTTCCAGTGGCATTCTGCCAGCGCTCAACTGCCACATCCACATAGAC